AATCAACAACAAGTACTACGCTATTCGATTCCTAGAATGGGGTCAGCAGAATGGCGGTTCATTCAAATATCATCGTCGTCTGATCAACAAGGATCAGATCAATGAGGGTGTCAAGTTTGCTGATGGATCAGTTCTCAGCAGCTTTCATGATGTTATCGATATCCCGCGGACACACGACGGAGTGCGTACCGGCGGCGGCGTAAAGTACCTCGATATGACGGATCGTGGTCGCTTTATTCACTACAGGGGTACCGATGGTTATTCTGATCTGTATGTCCCATCACACTACGAAAATCCTCTTCCAATCGGATTTGCAGCCACGATTGTGCTGGATGAGTTTGATGGCAATCGAGTAAATGTCTATGCAAACAACGGAGATGTGACAATCATTGCATCGGGACAGAACATCTTTAATACTCGCTCCTGGTACATCGGGGGTGCCGGTAATGCCGGCGTCTACACACTCCTGAAGATTGGAACAAACCGTTGGGTCCTCACTGGTCCTGAGATCACGTTCAACGACTGAGCATGAGCATCATTCAGGGCATCATTGCTTCTAACGCCTCTATAACACCGGCTACCGATCCAGGTGGTGGGCAGGGCAGCATTCCAAATCCGACACCAGGACTCTGGAGAAAGAAGTTCAACGGCAGCGTGTCTAATGATAATCCGACCTGGTTCGTGACCAATGCTGGACTAGTGACATCCCAGAAAGCAGCGACAGCATACATTCAGACTGATGGTGAAGACACTTCAGCAGTTTTCACACTTCAGTTCCTGGGATACTTCTGTCCCGCAGTGACTGGAACATACAAGTTTAAGACCACAAGCGATGATGGATCATGGCTATGGATTGGAATTCCTGCTACGGATCCGACAAACGAGAATGCAAATGTGTCCAATGGTGGAGCACATGGTAGCACTACCAAGATCGGAAAAGCAGTCAAACTGACAGCCGGAGTCTACTATCCTATCCGAGTTCATATGTGGGATGGCAGTGGAAATTGGGTACTGAATACTGAATGGAGTTCAGATAACGGACTATCGTTCTCGCCAAGCTTCGAGACGCAGATCTTCTATAACGGGAATACCAACGGATTCTAATCATCATGTTCTCTGGACACTTCTATCACGCAACAATCCGTCGAGTTGTTTCAGTATTCGGAACGCTGTTCAATAACATTTCTGTGGTCCGCAAGGATGGCACAGGCAAGGTTGTCAATGTCACTCGTGTTCCTCTTGCGTACGGTCCGAAGCAGAAGTTCCTGGCACGTCTTGATGAACAGCCAGACCTGAACAGCACAAAGGTCGCAATCAAGCTCCCACGCATGTCATTCGAGATCATCTCGATAACATACGATGCTACGATCAAGACAAACCGCAACAACATGCTGACCATCACCGATACAGCCGGAGCTCAGCGTGCTGTCCGTAACTACGCTCCGTACCGTATCGGATTCCAGCTATCGATCATGGCAAAGAACCAGGATGATGCGCTGCAGTGCATGGAGCAGATCCTTCCGTATTTTCAACCCGAGTATACAGTAACGATCAAGGACCTAGATGACATGAATGTCAAGACGGATCTGCCGTTCGTTCTCACTGGAATTCAGATGACTGATGACTACGAGGGAGACTTCACCAATCGTCGCGCAATCATCTACACGCTAGACTTCGAGACTCGCATTCGTTTCTATGGACCAGTCTCCGATCGTGCACTGATCAAAGACATCTCGATCAACATGAACGAAGGACTGGATGCTACCAGACCGCTTGAGAAGATTTCGATCACTCAGGAAACCCCTACCGGTCCGATCATCACGAACATCATTCCGTTCACGGAATTTGAATAACCTCAGGTCTTCTATACTATGAGCAAATCTGAAGAGTTAATCAGGCGGTTAGAGGAGAATCTGCCTACACCGCCTCCTCCCCCTTCCCAGGACGATGTCAAGGATGACTACGAGTTCTCTCGTGAGACGTACCGTAACCTGGTAAGCAAGTCCAACGAGGCCATCGAACAGATGCTTAATCTGGCCATGCAGTCCGAGCATCCTCGTGCATTCGAGGTGTTGTCGAACATGCTGAAGAACACCTCGGACATGACCGACAAACTGATGGAGCTGCAGAAGCGCAAGAAGGATATCCAGAAGAAGGATGCTACAGCACCAGAAGGAAAGCCGGCTCTGACACAGAACAACGTGTTCCTCGGATCCACGACAGACCTGCAGAAGCACCTGATCGATCAGCTCAAGGAGAAGAACGTTACCGATGCCACAGAATAACAACGCCGGAATGTTCGTCAAGAACGCCGAGCTTGGATATCTCGGCAACCCGCAAGTGAAGCGGGACGGCGTTCAGCAGAAGTTCACCGATCAAGAGGTCAGTGAGTACCTGAAGTGCATGAAGGATCCAGTGTACTTCGCCAAGACGTACGTCAAGGTGATCTCCCTGGATCGTGGACTTGTCGCATTTGAACCGTATCCATACCAGGAACGGATGTTCAGGCACTTCAACGAGAGCCGGTTCTCGATCGTCCTGGCATGTCGTCAATCCGGCAAATCGATCTCATCGGTCATCTATATCCTGTGGTACGCACTCTTCTCGCCAGACAAGACGATCGCAGTGCTGGCCAACAAGGCAGCCACGGCACGTGAGATGTTGGCTCGTATCACCCTCGCTCTGGAGAACCTTCCGTTCTTTCTTCAGCCTGGATGCCGAGCACTCAACAAGGGATCGATCGAGTTCAGCAATAACTCTCGTATCATCGCTGCGGCAACCTCTGGATCATCCATCCGCGGTCTCTCGGTCAATCTCCTCTTCATGGACGAGTTCGCATTTGTTGAGAACGCTGCGACCTTCTATACGTCCACGTATCCAGTAATTTCGTCCGGTAAGACCTCTCGGGTCATCATCACCTCGACGGCCAACGGAGTCGGCAATACGTTCCACCGAATCTGGGAAGGTGCAGTTCAAGGTGTCAACGAGTTCAAGCCGTTCCGAGTCGACTGGTGGGACGTGCCGGGTCGCGATGAGGCCTGGAAGGCACAGACGGTGGCCAACACCTCAGAGATCCAGTTCCAGCAGGAATTCGGCAACTCATTCCACGGAACAGGCAACACACTGATCAATGCTGAGACGCTGCTATCCCTGAAGGCTGAGAATCCGGTCTACACTCAGAATGGTGTCAAGGTCTATGAGAAACCGGTCTCGGATCACAACTACGTGATGACGGTTGACGTAGCCAAGGGACGAAACCAGGACTTCTCGACGTTCTCCATCATTGATGTCACGGTTCGCCCGTTCAAGCAGGTGGCCTCCTTCCGCGATGCTCAGATCTCCCCACTGCTGTTCCCAGATGTCATCTACAAGTACGCCAAGACGTACAACAATGCATTCCTTCTGGTCGAGTCAAATGACCAAGGATCGGTGGTCTGCAATGGCCTGTACTATGACCTAGAGTACGAACATATGTTCGTGGAGTCCGCGGTCAGCAATGGCGGAATCGGCATCACGACCACCAAGAAGACCAAGAGAATCGGATGTTCGAACCTGAAGGATCTGATCGAGGGAAAGAAGCTACACGTGGTGGATGCCGATACGATCCAAGAACTGAGCACCTTCGAGGCCGTCGGTTCTTCGTACGAAGCCGCTGAAGGAAACCACGACGACACCACGATGAACCTGGTCTTGTTTGCCTGGTTCGTGGCCACCGACCTCTTCCTGCAGATGTCCAACATCGATCTGCGGAATATGCTCTATTCTGAGCGTCTCCAGACCATCGAGGACGACATTACTCCAGTGGGAATCCTAGGCAATATGGAGCCCGAGAAGAACGAGACTCGAGAGGTCGACGCCAATGGCAACGTGTGGGAGACGGTCGGTACCAGCCCGGTGTACTGAATAAACCGAGGCTGATCGATAAACTGACCGTGTTTACTGAATAATCGCTATTTATAAATAAGGCATTGATTATTCGTATCATGCTTCACATCAACTAGAACTTTGACGAGGATAAACCAAAATGGCATTCCAAGTATCACCAGGAGTTCAGGTTCAAGAGATTGACCTGACAAGTGGCGTTCCAGCAGTCTCCGCATCAATCGGCGGATATGCTGGTGTTTTCAATTGGGGTCCAGCCGACGAGATCCGTCTGATCAGCTCTGAAAAAGAGTTGGCCAGCACATACGGAGCTCCATCAGCTGTGACCGCGGACCAACACCTAGACGGTGTTTCATTCCTAACAGCAGCATCATTCCTGAAGTACGGAAACGCACTCAAGGTCGTTCGCTCTGTCGGAACGGGAGCCCTTAATGCTTCAGTTTCCGGAAACGGAATTCTGGTGAAGAATAGCGAGGCGTATGCTACAGCAACGCTCTCGGCAAAGGGAGCCTGGATCGCAAAATATCCAGGAGCACTTGGAAATTCTCTTCAAGTTCAAGTCTGTGCTTACTCTAGCGCTGGCGCAGCCTTTACTGGCTGGACAGACGGTAAGTCGTATTTCTCAGGAGCCCCAGGAACATCAGCATTTGCTGCTGCTAACGGTTCATCGAATGATGAGATCCATATCCTGATCCTGGACAAAAATGGAGCATGGACAGGAACAGCTGGAACAGTTCTCGAGCGCTTTGCGTTTCTCTCGCAGGCCCTCGGTGCTAAGAACTCCGATGGTCTTCCAAGCTACTATGTTGACGTGATCAACAACAGCTCGAAGTACATCTGGTTCGCAAACAAGCTCACTGGACTTCCAAGTGCAGGAACAGCTGTTACTAACGCCATAGACTTCATGAATGCCACCGGTGCAGCTACAACTGCAATTTCTAGCGATCTGGCTGATGGTGCAGATGGCACAGTTGCTGCTGGCGACATCAACAGTTCACTGGACATCCTGGCCGGTGAAAATGTCGACCTCAATCTTCTCTTTGCCGCTGGTGATCCTGATGGCAGCGGAAGCTCAGTCGCAGGACACCTGATCGAAATTGCTGAGGCCCGCAAGGATCTTGTCGCATTCGTCTCTCCTGCAGTATCGGCAACAGCTCAGAGCACTGATCCATTGGTAGATGTTCTTGACTGGTACAGTGGTTCACCAAGCAGCTCATACGCCGTCTATGACAGCACTGCGCTGAAGGTGTACGACAAGTACAATGACATCTATCGCTGGATCCCAGCTGCTGGTCATATCGCTGGTCTCTGCGCACGCACGGACAATGTGGCAGATGCCTGGTACTCGCCAGCTGGATACAATCGCGGAGTGCTCCTCGGAGTCACGAAGATTGCATACAATCCAGCCAAGGCCGATCGCGATGAGCTGTTCAAGAACAAGATCAACCCAATCGTGGCATTCCCAGGACAGGGTATCGTTCTCTACGGTGACAAGACTGCCCTCTCGAAGCCATCGGCATTCGATGCAATCAACGTCCGCCGCTTGTTCATCACCCTCGAGAAGTCGATCTCAACCTTCGCTAAGTTCCAACTGTTTGAATTCAATGATGAATTCACCCGTGCGGCATTCCGCAATGCAGTTGAGCCATTCCTGCGCGAGGTTCAGGGTCGTCGTGGAATCACCGACTTCAAGGTCGTGTGCGATGAGACAAACAACACTGGCGATGTGATCGACCGTAACGAGTTCGTTGCTGACATCTACATCAAGCCAGCCCGCGCAATCCGAGGAATCACTCTCAACTTCATCGCTACTCGCACTGGAGTCTCGTTCACCGAGCTGGGAGCCTAATCTATAACACAAGGAGAACCACACAATGGCTAATCTATCAATCAATGACTTTAAGTCAAAGCTAGTCGGTGGCGGAGCACGTAACAACCTCTTCAAGGTCACTACTAGCTTCCCACGTGGACTGACTGGCTCGCTCGATACGGAGCTCGCATCCTTTATGATCAAGGCTGCTCAGCTTCCGGCATCTATCATCACCCCAATCACGGTCCCATTCCGTGGTCGCCAGGCACAAATTGCTGGAGATCGCGTGTTTGAGGCCTGGGGCGTCACGGTCATCAACGATACCAACTTCAAGCTGCGTAATTCGTTTGAGACCTGGATGAATGGAATCAATGCTCATCGTACCAATACGGGAACGACGAATCCACAAAGCTATGCAACCGATCTGGCAGTCGAACAGCTCGACAGAACCGGTGCAGTACTGAAGAAGTACGACTTCCGTGGATGCTGGGTCTCAAACGTCTCTGCAATTGATGTCAGCTACGACGCTGAGAACACAATTGAAGAGTTCGGAGTCGAGTTCCAGATCACCTACTGGGAGAGTAATACGACGAGCTAAGGTTCGTTTTCGCTTAATAAATATGGCGTGGGAGTGCACTTCAAAGGTCCTCCCACGCCTTTTATTCTAATTAACCACTCATCATATCATGGCTCTCAAGTTTTTCGGATTCACATTTGGTAAGGAAGAGGACGATGCAGGAAATCGCGAGCTGATCAAGCGTCAAAAGCTTGAGACTCAGCCAGCCTCGTTCGTTCCCCCAACGTCCGAAGACGGATCGACGGCCATTGCAGCAGGTGGTTACTATGGACAGTACCTTGATCTCGAGGGTGATGCTGCAAAAACTGATGTCGATCTGATTCGTAAGTACCGCATCTCGGCTGAGCAGCCAGAGTGCGACATGGCTATCGAGGATATCGTCAATGAGACAATCGTCAGCGACGTGGACGCAGGTCCGGTTGATCTGAATCTCGATGATCTCGAACAGCCAAACAGCATCAAGAAACTGATCAAGGAAGAGTTTGATCATGTTCTGAAGCTTCTCAATTTTAACCTGAACGGACAGGATATTTTCCGCAGATGGTACGTCGACGGTCGCTTGTACTACCACGTCATCATCAACGAAGAGAACCGCAAAGAGGGAATCAAGGAACTCCGTGCAGTCGATGCTCTCCGTATCCGCAAGGTTCGTGAGATCAAGGAAGAGGTAGACGCCAAGACCGGAGCAAAACTCATCAAGACTCTGGATGAGTACTACCTGTACCAGGATGGCGGTCTTCAGAAGTCCGATGTTGGTCTGAAAATCAACAAGGATGCAGTCTGCTACGTTCCATCTGGAATCCTGGATTCTTCTCGCAAGCGCGTCCTTTCACCTCTGCATAAGGCGCTGAAGCCTGTCAACCAGCTCCGCATGATGGAAGATGCGCTAGTGATCTACCGTCTCTCCCGTGCTCCTGAGCGTCGTATCTTCTACATCGACGTCGGCAATCTGCCAAAGGGCAAGGCCGAGGAGTACATGCGTCACATCATGAACCAGTACCGCAACAAGCTGGTCTATGATGCCGTCACTGGTGAGATCCGTGACGACCGCAAGCACATGAGCATGCTGGAAGACTTCTGGCTGCCACGCCGTGAGGGTGGTCGTGGAACCGAGATCACGACTCTTCCTGGTGGCGAGAACCTGAGCCAGATCGACGACATCATCTTCTTCCAGAAGAAGCTGTACCGTTCACTGAACGTTCCGGTCAATCGTCTGGAGCCTGAGACCGGATTTAACCTTGGCAAGTCATCAGAGATCACTCGTGACGAGCTGAAGTTCCAGAAGTTCATCGACAAGATGCGCGTCAAGTTCTCGGCTCTGTTCTTCGAGCTCCTGAGAACCCAGCTTCTGCTCAAGAATGTCATTACCGAGGACGAGTGGCCTGAACTGCGCGAGGCGATGCGCGTCGACTTCCGCCGTGACAACCACTTTGCTGAACTGAAGGATGCCGAGATCCTGAGCGAGCGTCTGAGCCAGCTCAATGCCATCACACCGTACATCGGCAAGTACTTCTCTGATGACTGGGTCCGTCGTAATGTTCTTCACCAGACCGATGACGAGATCGAGGAGATGGCCGAACAGATGGCCGAGGATGCTGCAAATGCAGCCCAGCAAGCCATGCAGAACCCTCAACTGGATCAGGGTGGAGGCGTAGAGGATATCTCTGCAAATGAGCAGTTCGACCGATCGGCAAAGAATTGAGCGGCGTAATTCTATAAATAGAGCTTATACCTATGAACAACATCGAGACCATGATCACCGCACTCCGAACTGACAAGGCCAGCGAAGCTCAAACGGCTTTTGCTTCGGCCATGGCAGAGAAGGTCAATGCTGCGCTCGATCAGCAGAAGATCGCTGTTGCAGGTCAGATTTACAACAAAGCTATCCAGCCAAGCCCATGAGCAATTTCTTCGATACCGTCCGCGGCCTTTCAGAGGCCGGCAACTACAGTGCCGATGCGAATGCCGCCCGTCGCCATTCGCAGGAGGCGCATTCGCTATCGCAGAATGCCTTCTTCCATGGAGGAGACCATCGCGAAGCTGCTGCGATGCATTCTTATGCTTTTGCCGCACACAACAAGCTGGCCAAGGATTCTGAGCACAGCTATCCGGCTGCATCAGCGTATCATAAAGAACTTGCAGATTCTCACTATCGTCTGAGCCAGATGCACAAGGCTCAACCTAAGTAACATGAAGCTCGTAACCGAATTCAATGACCAGCACCTCAGCTATGTAACTGAGGCCGTCGAGGGTGGCACAAAGAAAGTGCGGCTCGAGGGAGTTTTCATGCAGGCTGAGAAGCCAAACCGCAACAAGCGCCGTTACCCGATGGGGGTGCTGAAGCCAGCGGTTGAGAAGTACATCAATGAGCAGGTTAAGACCGGCCGTGCGGTGGGTGAACTGAATCACCCAGACGGACCAACGGTTAACCTCGACAAAGTTTCGCATCGTATTACCGAACTCAAGTGGGACGGGAACAACGTTGTCGGAAAGGCACTGATCCTGGATACTCCTATGGGTAAGATCGTAAAAGGTCTTATCGAAGGGGGTGTTCAACTCGGTGTCTCTACTCGTGGAATGGGATCGTTGCAGGAAGGGCGTGACGGAATCATGGAGGTCAAGAATGATTTCATTCTCTCCACCGTCGACATTGTTCAAGATCCATCAGCACCTGACGCTTTCGTCAATGGAATCATGGAGGGTGTGGAATGGGTTTGGGACAATGGCATACTCAAAGCGCAACAAATTGAAAAGTATGAGACTGAGATCAAGAACGCATCTTCGAAGCGCCTTGCTGAGGCGCAGCTGAAGGTCTGGAATGATTTCCTCTCAAAACTCTAACCGCTATAGTATTATAGTAGGGAACACAACACACATGTCAAACAAGTTCAAGAAAGGTCAGATCGATCTGATTGAGGACATCACTGTTGAGGCTCTGCGTAAAGATGGACTCGTTGAAGAGGTTGAAGTTTCTGGCGAGGAACCATCTAAAAAGAAGGATGAGACTGGTGCTGAGGCTACGGATGCCGTAAAGGCAAACGCAACAACCAAAGCATCGATTGACGCATCTGCTTCGAAGGAAGCAGGCAAGGAAGATCACGTCGGTTCCGGTCCCGGAACAGTCGAGACTCCAGACGAGGTCAAGAGAGCAAAGGCAGCTACGGATGCAGCTATCGCTGCAGCCCCAACTGCTGAGCCTCCAAAGACCAAGGGCGGACTCATCAACGCAGTGTATCAGCAACTGGTCTCAATGAAGACCGAAGACGTTGCTAACGTCTACAGCACTCTGGTTAATCCAGCCGTGCCACCGAAGGCTGAGGAGCCATCTCCAATGCAGACGGGTGACGATAGCACCGACAAGGGTGAGCGCAAAGAAGCCGCCGAGGATGACGCTAAGGATTCCGAGGCTGGTGAGACGCCTGAGACCCCAACCCCTGGACAACCAGAGGCCGAGGAACCAGGTGAGAAGGAAGCACCAGAGAAGCCAGAGGACGAAAAGGGTGAAGACGAAGGTGAAGACGAAATGAAAGCCACTAAGGAGTCCATCGAGGCTCTTCTGCAGGCTGAAAAGTCTCTCACTGAAGGCTTCCGCTCCAAGGCCACTGAGCTCTTCGAGTCAGCCGTCAAGGCTAAGGTTGCTGCCGAGGTCAAGAGCATCGAGGAGAGTTATGCCGATCAGCTAAACGAGGAGGTCGCTACGGTGACCAAGCAGTTGGCCGAGAAGGTTGACTCATATCTGAACTACGTTGTTCAGAACTGGATGCAGGAGAACAAGGTTGCTATCGAGGCCGGTCTACGCACCGAAATCGCTGAGAACTTCATTGGAGCGTTGAAGAACGTCTTCAAGGAGTCCTACATCGAGGTTCCAGAGGGTAAGGAGAACGTTGTTGATACTCTCAACAAGGAAGTCTCCAAGCTCGAGGAGCAGCTGCTCAAGGCCACCGAGGCTAACATGGCACTCACCGAGTCCGTCAGCAAGCTGCAGCGCACGCAAGTGATCGCTGAGGCTTCGAAGGACCTCGCCTCAACAGAGGCTGTTAAGCTCAATTCGCTTGTTGAAGACGTCGATTTCGAGAGCGCTGAGACCTTCTCAAAGAAGGTTCAAAGCATCAAGGAGTCTTACTTCCGCAAGACAGTTACCAAATCCCAAGAATCCGCAGTAGAGACTGCTGTCAGTGCAGATGGCCAAGAAGTTGAGCTATCACCACTCATCGCAGCTGTTTCTTCCGCAATTTCCCGCACACTGAAGTCGTAATAGACTTTCAAGTGCACAC